GAAAATATCCCCCCGGGGCTTTTTTTGTAAGCCGGGCGATGCTATAGGGGGGTAGTATTTTTCGACCCCCTCCCCCCCCTAAATAATATTATCCCTACCTTCCTCTTTTGAAACTTTAATCCACATTCCTGAAACATTTTCTTCTACGATTTCATCAATTGCATTTTGTATAGCAAGAGACTGGTCAGCTTCAGATAAATCACTTGATACGATAGCTATACGATCGAGGAATGCAGAGGAATGGTAGCCCATTCTTGTATCATAGGCTAGCCATTCATCAAACCTAGTGAATGGATCAAATGGATTGTCAACTGTTGTTAACATGTACTCAATAGTATCAGCCATTACTGATACCTTCCTTGAGTGTAGTCAGACCAACACCAAGGTGAGCTGCTATCTCAGCCTGTGTATACCCAGCAGCCAGCATTGATTGAGCACGGGCTATCTTAGCAGACGACATCTTAGGCTGAGTCTTTGGCATAGCTAAACGCTTAACTGTATCGGGGTTGCTATGATTTAGAATCTCACTCAATTTATGAGTACTGATAGCACCAGCTTGAATAGCATCCCACTCAGCCTGCGTTAACTCAATCCGATCTTTATGAGCACCAGTTCTAATACGGGCTTGATTCAAAGCCAGCTGTTTAATCTTCTTAACTTCAGCTGGATCCATCTTACCGGCATGAGCCTGCCTCTTTATGGAGACGGTCTCATTTGCTATGAGCTGGGCTTGTCTTTCAAGGGGGGCATTCTTCTTAGCGAGGTTTAGTTTTGCATTTAAAGAAGCTACTTCTTTCGAATACACTTTCTTTGCAGATGGGGAATAAGGTTTACTTACAGTAGCTTCGGCTTCCTTCCTCGCTGTATTAGCCATAGCCTTCAACTTATTAGAATGCCTAGCATATACCGCTTCCATCCTTGTACCAGAAGAAAGAGTGAACGCATCCTCAGTCTCAGCCAAACGTTGAGACTTAGTTACTGCTAACCTTCTTCCTCCAGTTCGAGTTGGAATTGTACGCCCTGTTTCTACAAAGACTCGCCTACCTGTAATAGGATCGATAGGTCCACCTTGACTAGCTGGTCTTACCTTTCTTTCGGGTACTCTGATTTCAGAACCCGCTCTACTGATAAGAGTAGAAGCACCAGCTCTCTTTCCACCCTGGTACTTCTCCTTCAAGCTAGCAATTCCATGATCCTTTTCCGATTGTACGAAATCAAGAGTATGCTTTTCTGAATCAATAACAACCATGGAATGTTTAACTGCTCGAGCAAGCTCATCTGCATCTGCGCCATGAAGAGACATGTCCGTAATCAAATTAGAAATCTTACCCATCTCTTGTTGTTTCCGAGCACTAGTAATACGAGGGATGGGTGAATTATCAGGAAGCTTATAAGATTGAGGATCAAATCCCTTCAAGTCTTCTAAAGCAGGAGTTCTTTTAATAGATCCTTTATTGTTAGGGATAACAAGAACTGTGTCTCCATCGAAATCTGCTCCCGACAAACGTTCAGCAACACTATGATGAATACCAACGGCATCCATCCTAGGACCAGGTGGTAATAGTTTTCGCGCTTGTCGATTTTTATTATTCACAACTAGCTCGGGGATTTCAAACGTGCCACCATGAGGATGGCGAATAAGTACTACACGTTCCCCATTTCTAAAAGAAGGAGCATAAATTTCATTTGGCTTCATAGACGAAATAGGAAGAAGAACTCTATTCGCTTGTCTAGGTAAAGCCGCTGCTTTAAGATGTACAGATGCAGCATCCGTTTGATCTGCAAATTTAGTAAGAAGATCTTTACGAACTGTAGGATTAGTGAGCTTACTAATTTGATCTAATTCTATGAGACGTCGTTCAAATGTTAAATCGAGTTGTTGTTGAGCAAGCTTTGGATCTTGCTTCGACAACATCTGAGATGAAAGAGTTCTACTCCATGTATCCCAAGAACCTTCTACACCAGATTCTGGTTTCGTAGGACTACCGACAATATTCATTGCAGAAGAAACATTACCTTTTTCATCATGAACTTGTCGTACGATGGAGCCAAATGGATTATCAAGATCTACATTTCCCTCTTTATCTTTCTCTAACTCTTTCATAACATCTTTCTTCCTACCAGTATTGGCTTTATTTGTATTAAACACCAAATCAGCACCAGCAGGAAGATCATCTTTATACACAGCCATACCCTTCAAGTAATGGGTATTGTCCACCATGATGCGAACTTGGCCGTAATTGTTTTTACCGATTGAAAGATCCTTCACTCCAGGTCTAACGAAGATAACACCGTCTGCCTTATCTCCACCATCTTCTTTATAGTTAATTTGAATACGCCTTGAACTAACCGAGATTGGTGGATCAATGCCTAAGAAACTACGACCATAATCAATTGAGCGTTCAGAAATCTGTCGAATTTGATCTCTAAATCTCTGAACATATCCCAGAGTAGTACCAGGTGGAGCTAGTACTTTCATGGTTGTATATTTATCAGTGCCAATCTGTCGGATCTTAATGGAGTGAGTAGGATATCCTTCTTCTTTCAATGAGGCAACGGCAGTGTCAAGACGGTTTCTAGTAATCTGAAGTTGATTATCAACACCTTTCCCAACGTCTACCATTCCCTTTTCTGCTACTTGATCCTTGAGCATCTTAGCTGTAGCTTGAAGAGCTTCAGCTCTATCTTTTGCACCAGGAGCAAGAAGAGCTCGAACCGAAGATTCATTAAGACCACCCATGCGCTCACCGATTGCGCCGTTTGACCAACCTCTAGCCTTCAAACGTTCGGCTGTCATAATGTCGGTTTGCTTTTGTCGAGCTCTAGCGTTTGCTCGAAGACCACGAAATTCTACGGTAGTCATACCATAGTTTTTAGCGATCTCCGCATCAGACATACCTTGTTTTCGATGAATATCAATTGTATCAAGAAAGCTTCGATTACGAGTAGTCACCGATCCACCAGATCCCCAAGGGTATCGACCAGACCGTCGAAGGATGCCGTAATGCGCAAGATGCTGTTCTTCAGTACGAATCACGATTCATCCTCCAATCTTCGATGACTAATTAATCTATCAAATTCTTGAATCTTTTCCATGATAAACATGATGTCCTCTGGGTCAGCATCATAAACCACAACTTCATTATCTTGATAAATGCGCAACTCAATCTTGATTTGAAACGGATCTTTATCGTATTCAAGACAAAATAGTGCAGCATAGATTTCAAGTTGATGAACTGAACCAGGATACATACCTGTTTTTAAATCATGGATTCGAAGAGTATTGTATCGAAATGCGATTGCATCAGCAGTACCAAAACAATTTTCTGAATAATAAAGAATCTGCTCGGTAGTCATTCTATGACGAATCGCATCGTTGATGTATAAGCCTACTGTACCAACAAGGTTTGAAAGACGACCTTCTTTGATTTCTCTTTGAGCATACTCATGCTGCTGTGTACCATAAGTAGAAGCTTGAGATGAAGTCCAACGTTCAATCAGTCGATCGGGAGTGTAATTAATCCAATGGTGTTGACTAGGGCTAAGAAACGCATGTTCACCTTGGAGACTCAAATGCCTGTTGAAGCGCATGCAAAACCTCTTCTTCATTTTCAGGATAAATAAAAGCAGCGAATGACATTTGATCTAACCTCTCAATAAAGAAAATTTGATTAGGCCGAGAAGGGGCTTGAGCAGAAACCTTAACCTCCAACGAAGCCCAATAGGTACCCCAAAGAATAAGAAGATCGGGGAAACCTTGTTGATATGCTGTATCTGTTTTTAAAACAACACAACCTGGAAACGTATCAACCAACCGTTTAATCAATTTAGCTTGGTATTCATTCTCTCTCATGGCCAAACCTGCTGACTACCAACATAGGCAGCTTCAACTTCAATATCACCTAGGTACACAGCAAGTGCATCATTTAGAAGTATTCCAGCTATTTTTATAATTCCAGATGTGTCAATTGTAAGGATAAGATCTAACTCAACACTACCATGCATAGTAACAAGAGCAGGTCCAACCTCTGTTTCAAAAGTAATTGGTAGCTCGAGTGCGGAAAACGTTTGACGAAATCCTTCAGAAGTAGCTCCAAAAATAAGCGGAGATACAACTTGTCCGAAGGTCGTTCGTTCAGCTTCAATCATAGCCTCAAATGTAAGAGGCATTGCGAGTTGACCGAAATGTGTTTGTGGACCAGACCAACCAAAACCGTCAACAAATATAGAAGCGGTAATTGGAAAGTCCACACTACCAAAAGTAGTCTTATGTCCACTAACATCTTTACCTAAAATGATAGGTAACGAAATTTCACCAAACGTTGTTCTAAGTCCATTAATCTCTTTACCAAATGTAACAGGTAAAACAAGTTGACCGAAAGTTGTTCTACGTCCACTAACAGCTTTACCAAATGTGACAGGTAAAACAACTTGTCCGAACGTAGTTCTAAGTCCACTAACAGCTTTACCAAACGTGACAGGTAAAACAACTTGTCCGAACGTTGTTCTTTGTCCACTGACTACTTTACCAAATGTAACCGGTAATGTTAAACTTCCGAAAAAGGTTTGTCCAACTCTGATTCCAGCTGTAGCAATCCCAATAGTAATAGGCAAAGTAATTTGGCCAAACGTTGTTTTATGTCCACTAACAGCTTTGCCAAAAGAGATCGGTGATGAGAGTTGACTAATAGCTGTTCTAATTCCACTAACAGCTTTTCCAAAAGTAACCGGCATTGCTAGACTACCAAAAAAGGTCGTTCCAGTAGCGGGTGGTGATACCGCTACAAC